GGTCAAGAGGAACCGACCCTAGAAACAGACATTCCTTTTGATCGGTTGGGTATGGATTTCCGTATCTATTTTGATTACGGTGTAACGCTACTGGATTCCCGAGGTTTGTTTAAAAATGATGGCGTAGCTCCAGGAGGTGGAGAATAATGTTGATTTTAAAGGAACCGCTAAACTATGGGGGCAAATTGTTTGAGGTAGGTGAAAATGTTAGGGGACGTTTACCTTTGGAGCTCACTCAGCAGCTACAAGAAATGGGGCATCTGGAAGAGCGGGAGGAAGAAAAATCGGAGGACGAAGTAGATGTTTTGTCTGAAGACTCAAAATCACAGCGCGGGTCTAAACGTGGTTAGCTTCAAAGATTTCGTTTCCCAAGATATCGGCGTGTTCCTTAACGATGAAGAATTTGCAGACAAATATGTAATCGACAAAAAAGAAGTTACTGCTGTGCTTGATCAAGCCATCGACAGCGATCACCCCCTGGCCTATGCCGAGGGGGTATCTTTGGTTACTCATGTGCTACATGTGAGTGAGGCAGAATTAGGGTACGCTCCCAAGCCTAACGAGATGATGGTTATTAACGGTCAGCGGTACCGCGTGGACCGCGTAGGTGACGATATGGGCCTGCTTACGATCTCATTGGAGGCGAACATCACATGATAGATGTTCAGGCAGAGGCAAGAGGCATCCGAGAGGCACTAAGAAGGGTGGGGTCATTGGATACGGATGTACGCAAATCCTTTTATTCGGCGCTCAATCGGACCTCTCAACGTCTAAAAACTGAATCTGGCCGCAAAGCAAAGGAAACGTACATCGTGAAGTCCAAGGCGGTTACAGATCAGGTGGTGCTCAAGCGGGGCAGCGTCAGTAATCTATCCAGCGAACTCCGCTGGAAGGGCGGTAACATTCCTTTGATGCAGTTCAAAACAAATCCTAAGGCAATTTCCTCCAAACGTCCGCGCGCCTTAAAAGCTGCGGTTAAGCGTGCAGGAGGTAACAAGAAAGTGGATGGTGCGTTTCTCGCTCGTATGAAAAACGGGCATATCGGAGTTTTCCGACGTAGCGCACGTCGGCGCCTACCCGTGGAGGAATTATATGGTCCGGCAGTGCCAGTCATGCTCAATAATCTAGAAGTTACTGAGCACCTGGAGAATGTGGCCATTGAAGAAATGGACAAACGGCTGGAGCATGAGCTTAACCGCCGTTTAGGAGGTGGATCGTCATGACACCAGTCATGTTGATGATGGCAATCAAGGAGTTTTTAAAAAAAGAACTGGCCGACGAAGCGGCGACGATTCCAGCAGTTCATCTTGGAGCGTTACCGAGCAAGACTGCAGAAAACCGGGATGATCCAGTATTCCCCCTTATTATTGTTCGCCCCATGGAGGGTGACAGCGACGATAAGGAAAGCCGAGCTCAAGTTAAATTATTGTTTGGGACACAATCCGATGATGATTCCGGCTTTGTTGATGTGCTGAACCTCATGGAGCGGGTCCGCATTTTGCTGATGCGGCAGCGGATCATTGATAAAAAGTTCTACATTGAACCCAATTGGAAGTGGCAGTTTTTAGAGGATCAGCCAGAACCACAATGGATTTGCCAAGCGATAACTACTTGGACACTTCCGCAAATTAGACAGGAGGTTAAGCACTTATGAGTGATGTTAAAGAAGCAGCAAAGAATAAACCTGAGAGCGCATCTAAAGCGTCTGTAAAGGTAGAGAAGCAGAGTCCTACTTGTATTTACTTAGGTCCGAATCTCCCAGGTGGACGTCTGCTACAATCCACCGTATTTCGTGGTGGTATTCCGGAGTATTTAAAACCACTACTTGAGGAGCTGCCGGATGTAGCAGATTTGATCGTGCCAGTAGATATTATGTCCGAGGTACAAGAGAGTATTGGCAAAACTGGTACAGCCGAATACTTGGCCTATCAAACGATTCTGAAAGGAGAGAACTAAAGCGATGGCATTTAAACACGGTGTAAGCATTATAGAGCAAGCTACATCTGTACTCGCTCCAACACAGGCGAGCAGTGGTATTCCATTCGCAGTAGGTACAGCGCCTATCAATCTGGCGTCAGCAGCGGTGCCAGCGAACACTCCCGTACTTGTCCATACGTATGCAGAGGCAGTAGCAGCGCTTGGTTACTCGGACAATTGGAAGGATTACACGCTATGCGAACTTATTTACTCACATTTTGCTTTGTATGCGATGGCTCCAATGATCCTGGTCAACGTGCTGGACCCAGCCACACACAAGACAACAGTAGAGCCGGCTGCTATAACCGTTGCAAACCGAGTGGCTACATTAGCTGTCAGCGGCGTAATGCTTCCAACACTGACTGTTAAGTCCTCGGATGGGACCAAAGACTTTCTCAAAGATAAAGATTATACAGCGGCTTTTGATGACGCTGGGCATGTGGTTATCACCACCAAGGCAAGTGGTGATATCGGGGCAGCAATTGCATCGTTACAAGTGGGGTATGACAAACTCAACCCTGCAGCCGTTGACGCAGACGACATTATTGGTGGGGTAACGCTTGACGGTTCCTATACTGGATTTGAATTAGTGAATCAGGTATTCCCACGCTTTGGTATTCTACCTGATTTGCTGGTTGCTCCGGGTTGGTCACATAAACCAACAGTGGCAGCCGTAATGAAAGCTAAATCAGGTAACATTAACGGCAATTTTAAGACAATGGCTTTGACCGACATTGACCCAGCACAGCCATACACTGACGCAGGAGTTTGGAAGTCGGACAACAATTATACTGGACCATTACAAATTCCAGCCTATCCTCTACTTACGCTGGGAGATAAGGTTTTTCATTACTCTACTCAACTTGCCGGACTAATTGCAGCGACAGACGCGGCAAATGGAGGTATTCCGTTTGCCTCTCCATCGAATAAATCACTTCAAGCGGATGGAACTGCACTAGCTAGCGGAAAAGACATTTTTCTGGGGATTGATCAAGCTAGTTATCTTAACAGTCTAGGCATAATGACTGCATTGAATCTTGGAGTAAGCGGTTGGAAGTCTTGGGGTAACTATACCGGAGCGTTTCCAGGTGTAACAGATCCAAAAGATAGTTTTATCCCGATTCGCCGTATGTTTAACTGGGTTGGAAATAGCCTGATTCTGACCTACATGCAAAAGGTTGATGACCCGATGAATAAGCGCCTGATCGCTGCTGTAACGGATTCGGCTAACATTTGGCTAAATGGGCTTTCAGCATCTGGTGCGTTACTAGGTGCACGCGTTGAATTCCTTGAATCCGAGAATCCTGTAACGAGCTTGATGTCTGGGAAAATCGCTTTCCATGTATATATTACGCCGCCAGGACCAGCACAGGAAATTGATTTCTTGCTTGAATATGACACAACTTACCTAGCTGCAATGTACGCAGCGTAGAAAGGAGAAGCACACATGCCAAAAAGATCTGAACGGGTTATAGACTATTCCGTGTTTTTGAGCGGAACGGAATACTTGGGGACAGCTACGGCCGACCTTCCTGAAATTTCGTTCCTGTCTGAAACGATTAAGGGAGCCGGAATTTCGGGGGAAATCGACGCTCCATCCCCAGGACAGACCAGCGCAATGACGCTTACGCTGAACTGGAATGTCGTGGAGAAAGCTTCTCTAAAACTCTTAGCTCCGGTCGTTCATGCTCTTGACCTTCGAGCCTCCATTCAACAATTCGATACTGCCACGAATGAGTATAAGGAATCGGCACTTAAAATTACTGTTCGCGGACGTCCGTTGAGTGGTGGATTAGGGGGGCTTGAAGCTGCAACGGCTATGAGTTCAACAACCGCGTTCTCCATTAGTTATCTTAAAGTTTTGATTGATGGCGAGGAAGTGCTTGAAGTCGATAAATTAAATTACATCTTCAAGGTGCTGGGACGAGATTATCAGGCCCAAACACGAGCCAATCTTGCGTTGTAAAATATAAATCCCAAACGCTTGGGAATTTGAGGAGGAAAATGGAATGTCAGAAGAAACACAAGGTGCAGCAGAGGTATATACCTTTGCCAAGCCGTTTACATTTGAAGGGCAAGAGGTTAAAGAAATTACCCTTAATTTCGATGATATGTCAGGAAACGATATTATCGCGTGTGATCGGCAATATCGCGCAGAACAGAAAGGTGCTATGTCCTTTTCTCCTGAGTTAGACAAGGTATATCAAGCATATGTAGTTGCTAAGGCTGCAGGTGTGCACGTTAGCTTAGTTCTTGCATCCAAAGCAAAGGATTTTACTGCGTTGACATTGAGGGCTAGGAATTTTTTGCTGCTGTAGGCTGTGGAGACAGTGAGGGAATTAAAGACCTCGCTGTCTCTTTAGCCATGATTACCTATACACCGGTCTCCTACTATTTGAGCTTGCCGCTTGATGAACTCAGGGACTCGGTGGAGCGGGTGAATAGATTACGGAAACGGAAGGGGAGTAATTAGACCGTGGCAGGGAGAAGTAGAGAATATGATATCGCCTTTCGGTTAAACGGGCTCATGGATCCCTCGTTCCGTCAATCCATGGGCAATGCTGAGCGCCATATTGAGGAACTAGAACGCGCATTAAGGGAAATGTCTCGGCGAGGAGATTTGGACGATGTACGGCGTGATGCAGATCGAGCAGATGATTCTTTACGAGATTTGAGGGACAGTGCTGGTGGCTTTGGTGATACACTGCGACAAGTGGGTGAGTATACAGGAGCATTTGCCTTGATTCAAGGTGCTGCTGGCGGTATGCAAAATATCGTAGGAACCATTGCTGATCAGTCTGATGCTATGGCTCAGCTACAGGCTGCAACTGGCGTAACTGCCGAAGAAATGCTTGCGATGAAGGATAGCGCTGAATCCCTTTATAATGATCGACTTGGCGAGGATTTCAACGATTTGGGCGCTGCACTTGCAACGGTTCGGCAGGTAACGCAGGCTACGGGCGCTGAGTTAGAAAGTACGACTAAAAACGCCATTGTGTTTAGAGATGTGTTTGGCGAGGATATTACCCAAAGTATCAAGGCATCAGACACGATGATGAGAAACTTCGGTGTCACCTCAGAGCAAGCGTACAACCTCTTGGCTCAAGGAGCGCAGAATGGACTTAATAAGTCAGATGAACTTATTGATACTGCTAACGAATATAGTGTGTACTTTAAAACTTTGGGTTACGATGCTGAGGAGATGTTTGACCAATTCGCAGCTGGACTAGATGCAGGTGCTTTTAACCTGGATAAAGTTGGAGATGCAGTTAAAGAATTCGGTATACGGATTAAGGATGGCAGCGAAAGCACACAAACAGCAATGGCCATGTTGTTCGCACCGGATGATATAGAAGAGTTTACGCAAAGGCTGACAAAAGGATCTAAGAAGTCTGCTGAGTATATGGAATTACTCAAACATGTATCCAAAGATACTGCTGCTGAATTAGTCAAGAACTTAAAAGCAGGCGGCACTAAATCAGCAAAAGCTTATGAAGCTTTACAAGGAATCATGGGTCAAGGCATTAATATTTTAGATGGAATTGCTGATGGATCAGTCAAAGGTAAAGACGCCATGCAACAAGTTATTGATAAGCTTGGCGAGATTGAAGACCCAATTCAAAAGAGCACAATCGGTGTGGCATTGTTTGGTACGCAGTTTGAGGACATGGAGTCTGATGTTATCGCTGCCTTAGGCACTGCCCGAGAACAGTTTGATATGACTAAAGCCACAATGGAAGAGGTAGCCAAGGTTAAATACGATACTTTGAGCAAAGACTTTCAGGCGGTGGGTCGGCAGCTTATGACTGAGCTTGTAATTCCGATCGGTGAGGATCTAATGCCAGCGCTTCAAGGATTCGCTGACTGGATGGGCGATAATACCGAAATATTAAAAGCCATTGCACTTGCAGCACCAGCGGCGTTGATTGGTAAGTCTGTAACCAAAATCGTTAAGGGTTTTGGGACGATTACAACAGCTGCTGGTGGAGCTGGAGGGGCTGCTGGTGGATTTGGTAGGGCGCTTGCGCTGCTGACTAATCCTGTTGGTATTGCAGTTACAAGCGTCGGTTTAATTACTGCGGGAGTTATGGCTTATAAGAAGCATCAGGAGAAAGCTCGTGAAGAGCTTTTAAATATGGGTGAAGCACTTGAGACCGCCTATTCCAGTTATTCTGAAGTGGACAAAGCCAACAAAAAAACAAAAAACTTGATCACTGAGTATGATCGTTTAAAGACCAAAATAGAAGATTCCAAAACCCCAGCGGATGAATTAACTGAAGCGCGTCGTAAAATGAAAAATGTCGAAAAAGAGTTAATCGACATGAATCCTGATATATTATCGGCGGAAGATGCGAGAACAGGTAAATTCCGGCAGCAGCTAGACGTGATAGAGGATATTTACCAAACACGTGAAGAAATTAGCAAGCGAGATTTGGAACATGAGATACTAACTGCTCAAGCCAAACTGCCGGAACTTGAAGATAACTATATCGACAACACCGAGAAGATTGAATCGGAGGGGCAAGCTTACGATGAGCTCACGAAGAAATATCGTGATTACTTAGGTTATATTAAAGAGCGACAAAAGATCATTGACAGCGGACTTGATTATGAACAACAAGATAAAAAGTTTGATGAATTGGCGGATAAGATACTAGCAGAAACAGGGTCGAGTTATCACGATAAACTAGGTACTATCGATTTCGAATTCCAAAGAATTGAAGACGCCTTTAATAAGGGAAAAACAAAGGTGGATGATCTGGAAGCTGAACTTTCTAAAGCAAAAGATAGCATGTCCAGCTATTACAATTTACAAGTTCAAATGATAGAAAAGGAGCTTGGCGGCTCAATCGATGATATGGCTAAAAAGTATAAGACAGCATCAGATACTGAGAAAAAACGATTTGATGAAGCTGCTCGACTAATATCCGAACTGAATGACGAGGTTAATTTGCTTCCATCGGAGAAAAAGATTGATCTTCAGGTTGTATGGCAACAAACGGGAAGAGCGCCGGATCTCAATACGACCAAGGGTAAAAAGATGAACTATCTATCTTTGCGCGATCCAGGATTCGAAGGATATGCAGAAGGTGGTATCGCAACAAAACCTTCTATCTTTGCGGAAGCTGGTCCGGAAATTGCTATCCCACTAAATAACAAGCCGCGTTCGCGATCGTTACTCGATATGGCTAATGATTTAATGGGTTATAACAGTAACTCAGGTGAAACGGTAATTCAGGTGAACAACGCTCCGGCGATTACCATCCC